TTCATAACTAAAGAAGAAGGATTACGTTGGCATTTGATTCAATCAATGGCTGGTGATCAAACTGATGGTTATGGTGGTTGTCCTGGTATCGGTATTAAACGAGCAGTAGCTATCTTTGATAAGGACGGTTATACATGGGAAGCAGTAGTTAAGACATTCGCTGAGAAAGATCTTAGTGAAGACATTGCTTTGCAGAACGCTCGACTTGCAAAGATTCTAACTATTGATGATTATGACTTTGAATCAAAGACCATTAGACATTGGACCCCCAATGCCGATTATAGAATTAACACTTGAACAAGACTTAAAGATGCGTCAGATAGAAGATGCACTTAAATACGCAGAGAAAGAAGATATGGTTACAGTATATTTAGCATTACAACGCCAATGTTTTATCCTTGGCAATAACGTAGCACAACTAGTAAAGACATGGCCATCACTTCATCCCCCGACCACTATCGAAACACGTGGTGTGTAGGAGACTTTATCCGTGAGAATGAATTAAACTTTCATCTCGGCAATGCAATTAAATACATCTGCCGTTGTGAACATAAAGGAAACAAGCGGGAAGATCTAACCAAAGCAATCCACTACCTACAGAATGAACTTGAAAACACAATTTATGAATCCGAGCTTACTGGACCAAGCGGAGGAGTTTCGCGCAGCCTACAATTTGCCAGCATGTGGAAAGAGTACGAAACCGACCCAGAAATGTTTGATCGATGAAGAGTGGAGTGAGTTCCATGAAGCATTCCATCAGAAAGATGAGGATGAACAACTTAAGGAACTCGCTGATCTTGTTTACGTCTGCTATCAGTTTGCTGCGTCCCAAGAATGGGACCTAGACGAGGCTATGAGGCGTGTTCATAAATCAAACATGTCTAAGCTAGGAGAAGACGGAAAGCCCATCTACAGAGGCGATGGGAAGGTTCTGAAGGGACCTAATTACAAACCACCTTACTTAAACGATTTAATTCAATGAATAACTATATTTCCCGTACAGGACGGGTTCAATCCTGGATTGATGACCCTAAGGGTCGTTTGCCTGTCAGCTGCACAGTATTTGTAGTTGAAAATGAAATGGAAGGTCCGAACGGAATTGAGGCCAGCTGGCGTTTCGCTAGTCATGCCTTACGTTTCGGAGCAGGGTGTGCTGTACACCTTTCTAAACTAGATCCTAAAGGTCATCAACGACCATCAGGTGTTACATCTAGTGGACCAGTATCTTTCGGGAAAATCTACAGTTCTCTAAATGAAATCTTACGTCGCGGCGGAGTTTACAAAAATGGAGCAATCGTTTTACATCTTGACTTGCAGCATGCTGATGCTCGGGAGTTTATCCTCACTCCTCGTAATGAACTACCTTGGGTTAAACGATGTATTAATGTCACCCAAGAGTGGTGGGAGAATTGTACGTTTAAAAGTGATCTCCTACAAGGAATCAAGTCAGGAGACATCTGGCTCAATAAAGTAAGGTACGATAAAAATGGAAAAAGAATCTTCGGTAATGTCTGCCTCGAAGTTTATTTGCCATCACGAGGCACTTGCTTGTTGCAGCATATCAATCTCGCTGCCTGTGAGTTCGATGACATCCCAAGAGCTTTCGCTGAGGGTATGTCCGAACTGTGCTCACTACATAGCAAAACAGGTGTTGGACAGTCTGGTGAATACTTGTCACCCGAAGTGGACAGACAAGTCGGACTTGGAGTCCTTGGATTGGCCAATCTACTAAGGCGATATGGAGTAACTTACGAACAGTTTGGAAGAGCATTATATCAATATAATAATAATGAAACTATCCATTCTCCTTCTTATGAACTTGTCTCTCAATTTGCTTCAGGAATTAATCAAGCAACCGCAATTGCTCGCGAGCATAATATGGACAGAGCCTTTGCGATCGCTCCAACCGCCAGCTGCAGTTATCGAAGCCGCGATGTGGATGGTTATACTGCAACACCAGAAATCGCTCCACCTATCTCTAAAACAGTCGACCGCGACTCGGGTACTTTTGGAGTGGAGACCTTCTCTTATGGTGACGTAGAGATTGCTTCAGAAGTAGGTTGGGAAAATTATAAGAGAGTTGCTGATGGTCTCATGACTTTATATCAGCAATCGGGACTTCTTCACGGTTATTCATTCAACTCTTGGAGTGATATGGTAACTTATGATAATACATTCATAGAAGAGTGGTTGCAATCACCGCAAACCTCCCTTTACTATTCCCTACAAGTAATGGGAGATACGCAGGATAAATCTGATGCCTACGCTGCTCTTAAAGACAGTGACATTGATGAATACCTGACGGAATTGTTTACTGAATCTAATTTAGAACCACTAACATGTGATTGTCAAGAATGAACCCTTATGTAAAGCTACAACAACGTAAAAGAAAATGGACACCAGTCCAGACAACAAAAGGACAAGTTAGAGAAGGTGCTGAGGAGGCTCTATTTAGGGTCTTAGCTATGCGCCACATGGAATTACCTGTTGGAGAATTTATTAACGATGCTTTGGCCAATGACGTACCAGAACTGGCACGGGACTTGCTCACTTCCAATGTCAAGGATGAGGAGAACCACGACTTGGCACTTAATTACATTGCCAATGCTTACGGCATTAATGAGAAAGCGGAAAAAGAGGCAGGCATCCTCAGAAAGGCTTGGGAGGCGCATCCTGATCACTGTATCCTCAAAGCAATGGTGGCCGAGCGTGCAATTTTCTTCGTTTTACTACCCTTCTTTCGCTTTAATGGTGACGCTGGAATGCGCACAGTTTCGGCCGATATAAGTAGAGATGAACAAATCCACGTGGCTTGTAATAGTCTTGTATGCAGCGAGCTGGGCATCAGTGCCTCTCCTTCTCTTGATAAATTGAGAAAGGCAACAATTAATTGGGTAATGGAACCATTAGGTAATAATACCCAGTCCGATAAATATTTAAGTAAAAAATTTTGGCTGGATTCCAGTGATCGCTTGATGTATGAAGGAAAAGCTCCAGAGCTTTCTGACACACGAGCAGCACGGATGCCAGCATTCTTTGAGCACAGTAATGTCAACCTCCCTTCGTACGCTTGAAGTGTTCGGTATGCAGGCTAATGTCCTGCTCCAACAATTAGACGAAACATTTCCACCAACAAACCCTAACCCTGAAGATACAATGGAAAAGATTATGTACCGTTCCGGTCAGCGTAGTGTCGTTGAGTGGATCAAAGAGAACTTGGAGAATTAGAAATGGCCTGGGAAAATTTCGACGAGGAATTACAAAAAAGACTTGGAGCATCAGTTAATGCTGGCTTTAGACAAGCAACATACGATAAGTATGGATGGGCTGGAGGAGGAAGAGATGGTTTAACAAGAAAGAAAACAGGTACCGGTACTTATACTGATATTAAATACTATAAGAATAACGAGGATTGGCAGAAGGTAGCTAGGTCATTGGGATTAGCTAGTGTTAATAGTATGAACGATCTCAACCAAATGTTTGACTTCGTTAATATGGGTAGATATGGTGGAGGTTCTAAGAAAGAAGAAGCGCCAGTAGAAGAGACTGAAAACCCAAACAAGGATCAGAGGAATGAACCAACCGTAAGTTATAATCCAGACTCTTCAGTCAATCCAGACTCTACAGTAGTAGAAGGAAAGAACCAAGAAACTAAACTACCTAGTGAAGATACTGGTCCTAGCAGAATGGATCCTAATAATCTAAATCGTTGGGGTGTTAATGCTGGTCGGTTTGGAATGCGTGATTTACTTGGAGCTTATAGTTCTGGGTATTCAGTAAGTGATATTAATAACTGGTTGTCCACTCAACCAACCTTTGACAATCCTCATGCAGAAGGTGGTGGTTATAATCCAAGAGCACCTTGGCATCAAGGTATGAAGGAAGTTGCTAGTGGTCGGGTATCAACTAAGTTCTTTAATCCTGATGTAGCTGCTTATGATCCAGGCGGTAATGGAGGAACAGACTTCTTTAGTCGTGATGACTTACTAGCTAATCGTAAAGGAGGTTTAAGTGACTACCAAATTCTTACTTGGCTTGATAATAATCAGAATAGATTAAGACCTAAGAACAAGAAGGGTGTAGCAGGTGGTATCTATGAAGAACTTAATTCAATGCGTCCAGTTGATCCTAAGAATTTACTAACTGGTGGTTCTAATCTAGGTAATGCAGGTTATGCAGATGCAGTTAAACCTAATCGTAGTAAGGCGTCTCAAAGTACTCGTAGTTCTTACGGTACTTCACAATATAATAGGGCGAATTTTGGTAATGCAGTGAAAAGTGGCATCTCAATGCTGGGGTTAAATATCTAATGAAAGCAAAAGAAAGATACGATCAACTACAAGGAGACCGTTCATCATTTCTCAGCGCAGCAAGACGTGCAGCTGACCTTACAGTACCTTATCTAATCCGTGATGATAATGAATACACCAAGAACATGGAGATTCTAGTCACACCGTGGCAATCAGTTGGAGCTAAAGGTGTTGTCACCTTAGCCTCAAAACTAATGCTAGCACTGCTACCACCACAAACCAGCTTCTTTAAATTACAAGCTGATGAAGCAGAGTTAGGGGAGGTTGATCCACAGATTAGAACTGAAATGGATATTAGTTTTGCAAAGATTGAACGTACTATCATGGCTGACTTAGCAGCTAGTCATGATCGTGTTGTAGTTCATCAAGCACTAAAACATTTGGTAGTAGGTGGTAATGCATTAATCTTTATGGGTAAGGATGGATTAAAACTCTATCCCCTTAATCGCTACGTTGTAGACCGAGATGGAAATGGTAATGTACTTGAAATCGTAACACGGGAAAGGATCGCTAAGTCTTTGGTAGAGAAATATCTACCTGAGCAAGAACCTAATCCTGTATCAAATGACTACAATGAAACACGTAACGAAGTAGATATTTATACTTATGTTAAACGTGAGAACAATAGATATGTATGGCATCAAGAGGTAGAAGGTGTAATCATTGAGAAGTCAATGGGTAAAGCACCTATTGAAACTACACCTTGGTTAGTACTTAGATTTAATACTGTAGATGGTGAGGAGTATGGACGCGGAAGAGTAGAAGAGTTTATTGGTGATCTTAAGTCACTTGAAGCACTCTCTCAGGCACTCGTAGAAGGCTCTGCAGCAGCCGCTAAAGTGATCTTTACTGTATCACCCTCAGCTACTACTAAACCACAGTCCCTAGCCCAAGCAGGTAACGGTGCAATCATTCAAGGAAGACCTGATGATATTGGTGTAGTACAAGTTGGTAAGACAGCTGACTTCCGTACTGCCTATGAAATGGCAATGGGTCTAGAGAAAAGGTTAGCTGATGCTTTCCTTATTATGCAAGTAAGGAACTCGGAACGCACAACTGCGGAAGAGGTTCGTATGACACAAATGGAATTAGATCAACAACTTGGGGGAATCTATTCCTTACTTACTGTTGAGTTCCTAGTACCTTACCTCAATAGAAAACTATCTATAGCACAGAAGAATGGTACTATTCCACGTCTTCCGGATAAGCTTGTTAAACCTACTATTGTTGCTGGTGTTAATGCACTGGGTAGAGGACAAGATCGAGAAGCTTTGGTCATGTTTATGACAACCATTGCACAAACAATGGGACCTGAAGCTATTATGAAACATATCAATCAAGATGAATACATCAAACGATTAGCTGCTTCAGTTGGCGTTGATGTTCTCAACTTGACTATCTCTATGCAAGAGCAACAAGCAAAAATGCAGGAAGAGATGCAACAAGCACAACAAATGGAACTCACTAAACAAGCAGGTTCATTTGCTGCTACAGAACAGAAAGGAATTGACTCAGAAAATGACAGAATCGCAAGAGAACAAGAAGCCCAACAACAGCCCATCCAAAGCCAAGCAGGTCAAGCCCCAACCTAAACGGAAGAAGCTACCTAACATAGGCCCAGCGGCTGAGACTAATAAGTATGCACCTAAAGAAAAGATCGGCACTCCCACCCTTGGTCGAGAGAAAGCATACGTTACACGAGTGGGACTTGGAAATTTAGAAACAATTACTTATGGCAACACTAACGTACAACCCTGAAGAACCACAAGCAGAAGAGTTTACAGCAGAAGAACAAGAGAACATTGCTGTTGGTGAACAACTAGAACAGCAAGAACAAGCATTACTAGCTGGTAAATTTAAAGACGCTGAAGATTTAGAGAAAGCTTATATTGAATTACAATCTAAATTAGGTAAACCTCAAGAAGAACAGGAAGAACCACAGCAAGAACAACAAGAAGAACCTACTGAAGAACAAGAGAATTTCTTGAATCAGTTATGGGAAGAGTCACAAACTAACGAGTATAGCGAAGATACTATTAACCGCTTGAGGAACATGAATCCTGCAGAGCTGGCTAAGATGTATCTCGATGAACGCAGCTCTAGTCCAAACGTACCTCGTATTGATGAGAAAGGGGCTGCTGATCTAAGACAAACAGTTGGGGGTGATAATGCTTATAACAATATGATTAACTGGGCTAGACAGAATCTGACAGACCAGGAGTCAGATATGTTTAACTCAGTCATGGAAACAGGGAACCCTAATTCTATGTTCTTTGCTATTCAAGCATTGAATGCTAGGTACTCTAACTCTACAGGATTTGAAGGAGAAATGATTACAGGAAAAGGAACATCAGAAAAGGTAGATGCTTATCAAAGTCAAGCAGAAGTAGTCAGAGCAATGTCTGATGAAAGGTACGACCTTGACCCTGCTTATCGTGCTCAAGTAGCACAGAAACTAGAACGATCAAACTTAGAGTTTTAAATGACAACAGTAATAGAAGACGGTGGTCGGACAAACATCTACGCAATTGAACCCCCTATTGAAATTATGGACGTAACTGAAACACACAATGAAAAGGCTGAACGCCTCAATGGACGAGCAGCAATGCTCGGATTCGTAGCAGCAGTAATTAGCTACACACTTACAGGTAAACTATTCTTTGGTATTTATTGATGAAACTTCTTGCACTTATTCCTGCACTTCTTATTGGTGCTACCCCTGCTCGGTCTACTAGTGTAGATCCTTCTACGACTGTAGAACGTGGAGCACCTTATTCAATCCGTCAGTGTCCTAGCAAAGATGGTACATTTGGTAAGTACCTTTGTTATAATCAACAGGTAGGACGAACAGTTTCTATTCTTGGTGTACCTGTACTTCCTATCTACTGGGAATCAACTAAGGTACGTCAAGTTAACTGTGATGTAAGGCATCCTGGTGATACAGTACGTGGTGTAATGGCATCAACTTACTGCCCTGTATTGGGTGGTCTACCTACAGCACCCTTCTTGCAATGATTGGTGTTGGAGCTACTCTTATGCTGCTCGCTAGCTATTATGGACCAGGATTTCATGGGAACCTCACAGCTAGCGGAACTAGATTTAACAGTAACGCAAGTACAGCTGCTCACAAATCACTTCCATTCGGAACCAAACTTAGGGTTTGTTATGACAGCTGTGAAGTGGTAACGATCACTGACCGTGGGCCATTC